TTAACTGAATCTAATAAAATAATATGAGCTTCGTCCCCCCCAAAGATACGATCTATCTCCTCTCCATCTTCCATTATCGTATGCTGTCCGTAATGACCCTCGGGGTAGAAAACACCCCATGTTGTAATTGCAGAGTAGTCCGCCGTCTCGCTTTTAAGAAACGCCGTGTCATAACTCTGAATAATATACTCACACTCAGGGGGGTGGTCCGAATTCCATCGGTTCCAATACTGTCGCTGTAGTATTGCACCCTCTTGAGCTACTGGGTTCTGTTGATACAACGCGCCCCAGTCTCTAGGTCCAATAGCTTTTTTAATTTTACTAAACGCGTCGACATCATAGCGCACAGGGTGAAGCGCTTCACCCTCTAAGCGGTGAGGTTCGTCGTGCACTGCAATAGCAGGGTAGGATACAATATCCCACTGATCCCCACCGTCTTGCATTGCCGCCAATAGTCGCCCTGCGATATCGTCAACATGCCAACGGGTTAAGATCAGTAACACTCCGCCTCCCGGCGCAAGTCGCGTATATGCTGTCGATGTGTACCAATCCCACACCTTATTACGATCTGTAGCACTCTCTGCGTCTACCCTATTCTTAATAAGATCATCAAGAATAAGACAATTCGCACCTTTACCCGTAGCAGGTCCACCAACACCCACTGCTAAGTAACCTCCGCCTCGTGTGGTTAGCCAGTTCTCTGTAGACTGGGAATCCTTAGACAGCTCGGTCTTAGCGAATACGCTCTGATAATTAGGCTCCCTTAATATTTGCCGCACCTTACGTGAGAAACTTAATGCCAGAGATGCCGAGTACGAACAGCTAATCAACTCCTGTGTAGGGTTACGCCCTAAGAACCAAGCGGGGAACTGCGTAGACACCAGTTCACTCTTCCCACTTCGTGGAGGCATGAACAACATCAACCGAGGGCTTTTCCTGTCTGTCACGTCCTGTTCAAACTGCTCAAGCTTTTCACAAATCTCTTTATGAACCCAACCCGCTTCATAGCCTTCTACATTACGCATCACAAAAGGTAAGAGCCTACGCCTTGAGAGTGCGCGACTAGCGAGCTCCTGCTGAGCAAGTTGCCCAGCAGTTAGCTCTACCTCCTCACCCGGCTCTTCGTAAGTATCTGTCATTTACCCAAGCCATTAAAGAGCCGAGCAGACTGAGTTAAGTCCTCCGTATCAGGCTGCATAGCCCGATGTCGCTCCACTCTATACATCTGACTTTTATGTTCCATCTTAAAGAAGTCCATAGCTCCTTTGTCCCCCTCTCTAAGGGCTTTAGCAGCGTTCTGCTCTGCGTGACCTACCGCATCCTCTAACCGTTTAAGCTCAAGCTCCCACAACTGCACTCCATGTTTCTCGGCGAGTTCTTCCATTCTAGCTTTTCGATACTTAATAGTATTAGGATCATACTTAACTATAGCCTTGACACTTAACATTTCACGAGCGTCCCCCACCATATCCATATATTTTGAGTCTTCTGTCATTCGTGCACCAGCTAAGTTATCTACGAAGTCATCATACTGATGGTCGAATAAATCGGGGGCTAACTCATAGGCCTCTGATTCTGCCGCATCCCTATGTATCCCTGTAAGCCTATTTATCTCGTCATCCAACTTCTTCCTGCGAAGCGATGCTTTACGCCCCGCTGGTGTTAACCTATCGAAATCAGACTTACCCCCACCAATCTTCTGGTCATAGGCCTTGTTAAAATTCGTGATTATGCGGTCTCGGAAAATGTCGCCCGGTACTACACTCCTATCACTCTGCACATACCCTCGGTGGTGTAACCAATTAGTAGCAGCAGGGCGAGGGATCGTCCTACCTACCCTTCCCCCAAACTTACGCAGATTATCACCCGTAATTTGGTCCGCCTTATAAATCTCACTCACTATTGATTTAAACCAAGGGGTGCGCGCTGCAACTTTAGCGGCGTTGCCCGCTGCGGTTTTACTCCCTGCCGTTTTAGTCAGCGTATCTCCGTGTTTACTAACCTCCTTAGCCACTTTCATCGCCATTAGTGGCGCTGCTGCTACCGCTGCTCCCTTACCCATAGTCCCCATAAAAACTCTGCGCCCCTCCACATAATCCGGATTCACCGCCTCACCTGCTACTACCTTTACCTTCCTAGCTGCCGACGGAGCGCGGAGCGCAGTGATCCCACCACCAAAGGGCATCATCACCTCCGTCCCAAGCTGTACCGCCAAATCCCCACCCACATTACCCGGTGTTCTCACATAACCCTCGTACTCCGGAGCACCTAACGTCTCCCCATATACTTGTGATGCCTCTTCGAACCCCGAAAAGTAGTCCTCATCCGCCCCCATCAAATTATTTGCAAATGTAGTAGGCGCTCGGAACACATCCCCTACAAGGTTCGGTAGCGCCATTGCGTTAGCCGCCCCTTGTCTCCAACCGTGCTGTATTGCCTCCGTGTTCGGCGTATACTGACTAGCTAACCACTCCGCTTGCGTCATCCCCTTTACCTCACTAGTAGGTAACTTGTGCGCTAAAAGGCGGTCTTGTGATTTACTAAGTGCGTCAGCGTGTATATCATTATCACGTAGATACTCCGTAACTTCCTCCTTATTCCCCTTACCTCCGCTTTGCCGCATCGAGATAAGCATCCCTTGTTCCGTTGACGCTTCAGCTTCGTTATCCATCCCTTAACTCCATCATTGTGTTCCCTCTACAACCTCGTACTCATCACTCACCTCCTCATACTCCCCCTCCTCTATCTCTACCACTTCGTAATCCAGTGGTTCGTTATTGAGTAACTCCGTGTCTTGCCCTGCTAAAGTTAACAAATCTGCGTCGCTCATCACCTCTAACCTCCGAATGTCCTGCGTAATATTAATAGTAATATCAGGCGCCTCCTTCTCATACAACCCGTTTATCTTTCCGAGTTCGCGTATCGCTGCAACCTCCTCCGTGGAGTTCGCAGACTTCTTATGCGCTTCCAAAAGTAAAAGATTCAATTGATTTCTTGTAATCTTAAATTCTTGTTCGACGGGGGTTGGTATAGATGGTGTGCTTAGTGGCTCGGCTGTCCCGACCGCTTTTAAAGATTGGTCGTGGGATAGTCCGTAGTTTATGTAACGCTGGTAGGCATCAAGTTGGGGGCTGGATACTTTGTGTTCTATTAAAGCCATGTGGACACTATACCTCAATTTTACAAGAATGTAAAATTTCATATAAAATTTTTTGCAAAAATTTCTGGTAGATTTACAGCTGTATTACCATCTACTCCCCGCTATACGGAGTCCCACTCCGTACTAGGGGGTGCCTGGGTCGGCATCCCTAGTACAGAGTGTGATTCGACAACAAGTTGTCGAACAAGCTCCGATAACGGAGAGGGATGTTCCACCAAAAAGAGAGCCCGTAGGTCTCTCTTTTATAGAACCAGGCCAACTCCGCTCGCTTAGGTTGATCCTTTTTCTCCAAGGACTTAACCCTGAAGGGATTAGGTCTTCGTAGATAATCTTGGCGGAGAGGTTTCTTCTGCCAACTCCGATGTCTTTGGCAGCAGTAATCACTAACTTCGTCCGATATCATCGGAGAAGCTTTGCGCTAACCTCAACATCCTCCCAAGTTACGCTTCTAAGACCTTCGTCTTTGTCTTTGTCTTGCCAAGCGACTTGGCTGATTCTATCGATTAACCGGTGGACTAACTCGTTAGTGAAGTACTGCTAAGCTCGTTATTCAAACTTATAGACTTCTTCATAACTCCTGTTGGGTTAAATAAAAATGAGCGAGTACCTGCACGGGTGAGCACTCGCTCATTTTTATTTAACGCAACAGGAGTTATATTATGAAGAAGTCTATAAGTTTGAATAACGAGCAAGCAGTACTAATCACTAACGAGTTAGTCCGCAGGTTAATTAACGATAGAATCAGCCAAGTCGTTTGGCAAGACAAAGACAAGGATCTTAGAAGCGTAACTTGGGAGGATGTGGAGGAAGCGAAAGCTTTCTCCGATGATATCGAACTCGCAGTGATTACGATGCTGCCAAAGACATCGGGGTTGGAGAAGAAACCAATCTCCGCCAAGATTATCTACGAAGAAGTAATCGCATCTAGGGTTAAGTCCTTGAAGAAAAAGGATGCACCTAAGCGAGCGAAGTTGATCTAGCCCTATAAAAGAGAGTCCTACAGGGCTCTCTTTTTTGTTCCACATCGCGCTGCCCTGCGTGGCAGGGCAGGTAAAGGTGTCGGCTGCGCCGACATAAGAAGTGC